CCTCAATGTCGTTAACTTGGTGCTGGGTTATCTCGGGGGCATCGTGTCTTCTGTGGTGAGTTTTTACTTTGGTGCTAGTAAATCGGGGTCTAAGTAATGGTCACAGCTATTAATCAAGGCATGTTTACTAATCAACCATCTACTCCTGCATCAGGATTTGTGTTTGCTGTTGGTAATCAAGTTTTTAATACAATAGAAGAGGCTAAACGATACCTTGCTCAAAATCCTGGGGCAGGCACCATCTCCCGTGTGCCTTTCCAAACTACAGCATCTGGAATGCTTAATGTTGTTACAACTCCTGTTATTCGTGCGCCTGCTACACCACCTAAAACGCCACCTAAACAGATGCCAGGAGATTCTGGCCCGATTATTGCCAACCCAGGCGGCACCACAATACCGGTTCCAGCCCCTGCACCTGCACCTCAAACTGGGCCTGTTGGCATTCCTAGCAGTGACCCAACTAAAACACAGCCTGGTGAAACGGGGCCGTTTGATCCTAATGCTGAACCACCTGCTCCAGCACCTACGCCAAGTCCAGAAGGTTATTCAGAGGTAGATTTTCCACCACCTCCGTCTTTACCGGAATCTGAAATTGCACCACCTCCACCACCACCACCTCCACCGCCGTCTCCAGAGCCAGAAAGTATTACTACCTTTACGTTTTTCAGAGGCGATGAAATGGGTGATGCCAACCCTGCTGCTCTCTATAACAGGGCAGATTCGGTTGAATTTACGCAAGATCAATTAGAAGAGTACTTCAACGAAGAAGGCTCTGGAATGTTACGACAGGCTTTCGGTAGTTTTAGTAACTACTTGGGCTACATGACAGAGCGTGAGCAACTCATTCAGTCGGGTGACTATGATGTTGGCGATTGGCCTGACTTTCAGGGTGGTTTGACTGACGACGAAATGATGATTCTTGAAGGTGAGGATCTTACTCAGTTTGGTGATGATGCCTCATCAACTTTGCCCGAGCTTGAGCAACGTCGTTTGTCTGAGCAGTCATCTGCTTATGACCGTTGGGTTAATTCTGAAGCCAATCAAGCACTGCTCCGCAAATATGGTGTTGATGGCACGATGTACAACAGTGACGGTGACAGCTTTAAGTGGAACGGCTCTGCCTATGTAAAGACTTATAAAGTTGATGACCATATGAATGTAGGCGATTACATAAAAGCAGGTGCTGCTTTGATGATAGCCGTCTATGGCGCTCCAGCTTTAGCTAATGCTTTAGCGCCTGGTGCCGCCGCTGGCTCCGCCTCTGCTGTAATTGCTAATGCTTCTGCTGGTGCAATTACTAGTGCCGCAAACCAACTAATACTTACTGGCGATGTAGATCTTAGCGATGTTTTTACTGCTGCCGCTATGTCAGGAGCACAAGAGTTTCTTGGCTCTCTATTTGATTCTGGCAATACAAATCCAGATGAAATTAGAGATCAGGTTCAAATGGATTACATTACAAAAGCAGATGAAGCTAGGGCCGCAGGCGACCTAGCAATGGCTGACTTTTATGAGCAAGTAGCTAGTCAGGTGGGCAATGTAGACATTAGCGACATAACTGATCCTAGCTGGCAAAACGTCATTGTTAACTTGGCACAGCAAGCACCAGAGGCTGTAGAGGTAGTCAATCAAGTTAATGAAAATGTAGGCGAAGCAAGAGACGAAGAAACAGATGACGTTAACTCAGAGTTGGTTAATCAGATATTAGAAAATGTACAGCCTGAGCCTGACATTCCTCTTGAAGATCCAGAATTTGAAATTGATCTTCCTGAGCCTACACAAGAAGAGCCAGAGCCTGATCTTCCTATAGACATACGACCTCCAACCTTGCCAGAGCCTGAAGAAGAGCAAGAAGAAGAGACAGATATTTTTGCTGACACAGTAGCTGAGGACTCAGGCTTAGAGTCAGATACACCCATTACAGAAACTATATTCCCTGAATACTTCCCTGAAGAGCCAACAGAACAGCCTCCAATAGATCCTCGCCGTACTCCTGATTTTCCTGGTGGGCCACCACCTATTCCAGGGCCTCAAGGAGAAACAGGGCCAGCAGGCCCAGCAGGGCCGCAAGGCGAAACTGGTCAGCCTGGTGAAACAGGAGAACAAGGGCCACAAGGTGTACCTGGAGAGCAGGGGCCTAGAGGTGAAACTGGCCCAAGGGGAGAAACCGGACAAACCGGCCCTCAAGGGCCTCAAGGTGAGCCAGGCAGAGATGCAGATCCTGAACAAATACGGCAAATAGTTTCAGAGGTAGTTGCAGGTATTGAGTTTCCGCCTGGTGTTACGGCAGAACAAGTCTTAGAGATTGTTTCAGGACAGCTTTCCAACTTGCCAGCAACAACAACGCCTGAGCAGGTTGAGCAGATTGTTTTAACAGCAATTGGCAATCTTGATTTCCCCCCTTCTGTTACCGAAGAGCAAGTTAATGAGCTTGTAAATAATGTACAGCAAGGTCTTGAAGCGAACCTTGAAGATATAAGATCTGAGTTAGGTACATCTATTCTTGGTGTTCAAAGAGAAGTTAGTGATGTAGAGCGTAGTCTTACAGAGGCACTTGAAGCCGCAACACTAGGCCAAGCTACAGCACTAAGCGATGCTGAAGCGCGTTTGCTTTCTCAGTTAACAGGCATTGAAGCCGACATTCTTCAACAAATGGCGGCATCTGAGGCCGGTTTAGAACAACAGCTATTTGATGTTGGAACAAACATAAACCAAGTACGCGCTGATCTTCAGTCTCAAATACAGACAACACAGCAAGAAACTGCAAGAAGCTTAGAGCAGGCATCTGATGAAAGGCGACAACTGCAAGAGGCTCTTATAGCAGTAGGTGGCAACGTCGATTTACTAGATGCAAGAACACGCCAGCAGTTTGAACAGTTTGGTGAGGACGTTAATGAGTTGTTTGCTGACGTTAACGTGGACATTGAAGGTTTACGTGCAGGTCAGGTTAGTCAGCAGGAAGCATTTGAGCAGTATCAAGCTAGTGCGCAATCCCAAGCGGCTGAAGCGGCAGAAGAGCGTCGTGACTTACAGCAGTCAATTATCAATGTTCAAGGTGATGTTAGTCAGTTAGATGAAAACACTCGACGTCAATTTGAAGAGTTTGGTGGCACTGTTAACGATTTGTTTGCCGATGTGAATGTAGATATTGAGGGGCTACGACAAGGACAAGTTAGTCAGCAAGAGGCACAGCGTGATTTTGAGCAAAGCGTAACCGGCCAGTTTGGTGACATTACAGGACAACTAGGTGCGCTAGGCGGTCAGGTTGGCGGATTGATGTCCGAAGTATCTGGCATTGGCCGTGGACTAGAGGGTCTTGGCGAGGGTGTTGCTGGTTTAGGACAGGGTTTAGGCGCTGGACTTATGGGTCTTGCCACACAACAAGCTATGTTGCCTAGTCAGATAGCCGCCGCTACGCCAATTCAGCCTCAAGAGTTTAAAGAATTTAGACAGGGCCTTACTCGACGCAAGATCGCAACACCACTACAAATTGGTTTGTTTACTGGAGGCGCTAGAAGCGTATGACATATCTCAATCTAATGAATAATGTATTGCGTCGTCTTCGAGAGGAAGAAACTACGTCTGTGACAAGCACTACTTACGTCAAGATGGTTAGTGACTTTATTAACGATGCCAAAACCTTGGTGGGCCAGGCAGCAGATTGGTCTGCACTACGAGAAACACTCACGATCTCGACGACCGCTTCGGACAATACCTATTCGCTAACAGGCGGTGGTGACAACGTAAAAGTCATGTCAGCACTCAATGACACACAAAATTGTTTTTTGGAGTATCGAAGCAAGGATTACTTTAACGATGCTTTATACATTCAAAGTGCTGCTACAGGTGCACCAAAGTACTTTACCTATAACGGCCTAGACTCTAATGGTGACACTCAAATACTAGTAGGGCCTACACCTGATGGTGTGTACAGCTTGCGGTTTGATCTTACCAAAAGACAAGCCGACCTTAGTGCAGACACCGACGTGCTTTTGATACCTGCTCAACCGGTTATTCACTTAGCAGTTGCACTATTGGTGCGTGAAAGAGGTGAAACAGGTGGTACATCAACGGCCGAGTACTTTCAGATTGCCAATCAGTATTTATCTGATGCTATTGCGATAGATGCAGCCAAGCATCCAGAAGAGATGATATTTAGGACGGTTTGATATGGCTCAACAACTACAAAGCATCAATCTTGTAGCACCTGGTTTCAAAGGTGTAAACACTGAAGATTCGCCGTTAGCGCAAGATCCATCATTTGCTGAGATTGCAGACAACGCTGTAATCGACAAGCGAGGACGTATTGCTGCACGTAAGGGTCATAGTGTTATTACGACCAACAAGACTGCTTTGGGTTCTGCCAGCATTCGGGTTGTACATGAGTTTCAAAAAAACACCGGTAGCAATGCCATTTTATCTACCGGCAACAACAAGATTTTTACAGGCACTACAACACTTACAGACGCAACGCCTGGTAGCTATACGATATCTGCTGATAATTGGAAGATTGTTAACTTTAATAACAATGCGTATTTGTTTCAGGCAGGACATGATCCTTTAATTTACGATGGATCGTCGGTTGCATTACTTAGCTCTGTATCAGGGGCAAGTAGTATCGTCCAAGGCAATGAGGTATTGGCTGCTTACGGTCGTTTGTTTGTTTC